GAGACCGTCTATACAAAAGCTGAATCGAAGCAAGAGCTTGACAAGAAATTAAATCTCAAAGGTGGCGTTATGACAGGTCAACTAAAATTTAAGCCGGCCGCCACTGTTGCTTATTCCTCGTCAACGGGTGGGGCGGTCAATATTGACTTGTCGTCTAGCAGAGGTGCTGGTGTTGTTGTCTATTCTAACAATGATACTAGTGATGGGCCGTTAATGAGCTTGCGGACGGGTAAAGAGACTTTCAATCAATCGGCGCTTTTTGTCGATTATAAGGGAACAACAAATGCCGTTAATATTGCGATGCGTCAGCCAACCACCCCCAATTTTTCATCGGCGCTTAATATTACTAGCGGCAATGAAAATGGTAGTGCGATGCAAATTAGAGGCGTTGAAAAAGCATTGGGAACGCTCAAAATCACACACGAAAACCCAAGTATTAAAGCGGATTATGATAAAAATGCGGCAGCGTTATCTATTGATATCGTTAAAAAACAGGAAAGTGGTGGAAAAGGTACTGCTGCTCAAGGAATCTACATTAACTCAACATCAGGTACGACAGGGAAGTTGCTTAGGATTAGAAACCTTAATGATGATAAGTTCTACGTCAAGCCTGACGGTGGTTTTTATGCCAAGGAAACTTCGCAGATTGATGGCAACCTGAAGCTCAAGGATCCCATAGCGAATGATCATGCGGCAACCAAAGCTTATGTTGATGGTGAAGTCGAAAAATTAAAAGCACTCTTAACGGCCAAGCAAATGTAAAAAGGAGGAGATATGAGTAGAGATCCAACGTTAACATTAGACGAGTCAAATCTCGTTATTGGTAAGGATGGACGTGTGCATTACACATTTACCGCAGAGGACGACAACCCAAAAGTCAGACTAGCTAGCAAGTGTCTAGGCACAGCGCATTTTAATCAGCTCATGATTGAGCGAGGAGATAAGCCAACTAATTACGTGGCGCCCGTGGTAGTTGAGGGGACAGGTAATCCGACTGGATTATTTAAAGACCTCAAGGAGCTTAACTTAGAGCTGACAGACACCGCTAATTCCCAGCTCTGGGCAAAAATCAAGTTAAACAATCATGGTATGTTACAGACATACTTTGATACGACTATTAAAAATGAGATTTTAACAACGGCTCAAGGTATCAGAGAGACTATATCTGATACTGAGCGAGGACTTAAGTCCGAGTTTCTAAGGACAGTGCAAGGTCAGCGTATCCAGCTTAAGAGTTTGCTAGAGCAAAAGACCGCTCAACTCGGCTTGACGGTCGATGGTCTAAAACTTGATTTAAACAAAGCAAACGAACAGACAGCTAGTTTACAGGCTAGTATCAATGGTTTGCGACAAGAATATCAAGACGCTGAAAGGAAGTTATCCGCAAGCTATCAGACTGGCATTAACGGCCTAAAAGCAACAATGGCCAATGATAAATACGACCTAAAAGCTGAGATACAAGCAACCGCTCGAGGATTATCACAAGAGTATGATAATAAGTTACATCAGTTGTCTGCTAAGATTAAAACAACCTCATCAGGCACGACCGAGGCCTACGAGAATAAACTTGCGGGCTTACGTGCTGAGTTTACTCGCTCAAATCAAGGCACGAGGACAGAGCTCGAGTCACAAATTAGCGGACTAAGAGCGGTACAACAGACAACCGCTAGCCAAATCTCACAAGAGATTAGAGACAGGACAGGAGCAGTCAGTCGTGTGCAGCAAGACCTAGAGAGTTATCAGCGTCGTTTGCAGGATGCGGAAGATAATTACAGTAGCTTAACCCATACAGTTAGAGGTTTGCAGAGTGATGTGGGATCCCCGACTGGTAAAATCCAATCACGCTTTACGCAGCTGCAATACCAAATAGACCAGCGAGTGACTCGTGACGGAGTTATGTCAATCATTAACCAGTCTGGAGACAGCATTAAATTAGCTATCCAAAAGGCTGGCGGCATTAATGCCAAAATGTCTGGTAATGAGATTATCTCAGCAATTAACCTCAACTCCTACGGAGTAACAATCGCAGGTAAACACATCGCTCTCGATGGCAATACGACTGTTAACGGCACCTTTACCACAAAGATAGCAGAGGCTATCAAAATTAGAGCTGACCAAATCATAGCAGGCACTTTAGATGCCTCTAAAGCTCGTATTATTAATCTAAACGCCAGCAGTATCGTTGGTTTAGACGCTAACTTTATCAAAGCTAAAATTGGCTATGCGATTGTTGACATGCTTGAGGGTAAAGTGATTAAGGCACGCAATAGCGCTATGCTTATTGATCTTAGCTCGGCTAAGATGGATTTTAATAGTAATGCGACCATCAACTTTAACAGCCGAGATAACGCTTTAGTGCGTAAAGACGGTACCCACACTGCCTTTGTACACTTTAGTAATGCCACACCAAAAGGTTATACAGGTTCGGCATTATATGCCTCTATTGGTATCACCTCATCTGGTGATGGGGTCAACAGTGCGTCATCTGGACGTTTTGCAGGGCTAAGGTCATTTAGGTATGCTACGGGATATAATCATACTGCTGCAGTCGACCAAACCGAGCTATACGGTGATAATGTCTTGATTGCAGATGACTTTAGCATCAATAGAGGCTTTAAGTTTAGACCAGACAAAATGGAAAAAGTGCTCGACATGAACGACTTGTATGCGGCTGTAGTAGCCTTAGGCCGCTGTTGGAAGCACTTAGCTAACGTCGGCTGGAATACCGTTCATGGCAATTTTGTAAGTGCTGTGAATGGGGAATTGAATAACTACATCACAAAAATTTAACAGGAGATAATATGCAATTAACTATTAAAAACAAAGATTTAAACACACTATATTGTGTACTAGACAAAATCAAAGTCACGAACATGCGAGCAAACCGCGGACGTGCTAAGCTACTCGCAAAAGTAGTAGATAAATTCAAAGAGTACGCCAAGGATGAGGGTGACCTTATTGATCTGTATGCTCAAAAAGACAAAGATGGCAAGTTTGTCATTGATGAGCACAAAAACATCAAGCTAGCAGACCCCGCTAAACTCGACGAGTTCAACGGCCTACTCAACGAGCTAGCTGATGAAGAAATTGTGATTAAAGGGGGTGAGTACTCCAAGCGATTTATTGACTTTTTAAACTTTTTAGAAGAGTGTGAAGATGAATTTACATCATCTGAAATCATTCTTATCGACAACATTTTGGAACAATTTGAAGAAAGTAAAAAAGGAGAAAAACCATGAGAAATTGGAAAGTGACAGGAAAATACCCACAATTTGACAGCACAGTAGCAGTCGCAAGCACACATATTATTATCACTGCTGAGGATGGCTCAGTCATCTCTCAACTTGTTAAGCAAGACTTAATCTCGACTAATGACACAGAGATTATCAAAGCTACTTTGGAAGAATTTAAAAAATCTGAATACGTTGAAATTGCAATGGGCGAAGCCGTGCAAAAGGTAGACGACCTTGAAAAAATCTCACAGGAAACTGCTAAGACTGCCAAGACTGCTCAAACAGCCGCAGGATTAGCTAAGGTGTCCGCAGAGCGTACACAGCGAATGATTAACTTGCAAACCATCCACATGTTAACGAGCGGCGGCAAGATTGATTCTGACATTTATAAAGGCATGCTTGAGCTAATCGAGCCAGCCAAAAAAGGTGAGTATCAAGCCTATGATGTCTTTACGGTGGTCGACAGTACTAAAGAGGAAGACGGTGAAGCAGGCGAAGGCAATCTTGTCTTTGTACATGTCAACGAGCCGTTTACTTATGAGGCACAGACCTTAGAGGAGCTAGAGTCAGAAGCCAAAGTAACAGTTATCAAGTACGCTGATTTGGTTAAACAAGATTAGAGGTGTTTTATGGCAACAGAGTTGATATTTGGCGTCGGTGGCTTTATTTTAGCTATCGTCACGACTTACAATATTTTTAATGCAAAATCTATCAAGCATGCGACAGATATTACATTGTTGCAGTCTGAGGTTGAGCATTTAAAAATTGTCACTCGTCAAAATGCTAGGCGTCTTGAGGAGCATGATGAGCAAAACAAAACGCTCATCACAATGACAGAGCAAATTAAAAACCTCAATCGTGAGGTAAGAGAACTTAAAGATATTATGAAAGGCGAAGCATGATCAATTTAAAATTACGACTACAAAACAAAGTAACCTTGATGGCTATTTTAGGAGCTATCTTTTTACTGGCACAGCAATTAGGTATTAAACTACCATCAAACATCGCGGATATTGCAAACACAGCTGTAACGCTTTTGGTATTGCTCGGTGTTGTCACAGATCCAACCACGAAAGGCCTGTCAGATAGTGAGCAAGCATTGACTTACCATGAGCCCAAAAAATAGGAGGAGCCATGCGAGCAATCACACGATTAGCGTTAATACTAGCAATCGCAATACTGTATGTGCCATTATCTGTGGTTGCTTTGATTTTAAGCCCGTTTTTTGAAGAAAGGAAGTAACTGATATGGCAACTTTAGATGAAGTATTATCCTTTGCCAAGGGATTGGCAGACACTGGTCAAGGGGTTGACCTCGATAATGTTTACGGTACGCAGTGCGTGGACTTGCCAAACTGGATCACGACAAAATATTTTGGCATTGCCCTTTGGGGAAATGCTATTGACTTACTAGATAGTGCAGCCGCCCAAGGAATGGAAGTGGTCTACAATGCTCCTGGAGTTAATCCACGAGCTGGGGCTATCTTTGTGATGGTAACTTACGCTCACGGCTATGGTCATACTGGGTTAGTCATTGTTACATCAGACGGATATGTTCTGCATAACATCGAGCAAAACGTAGATGGTAATGCTGACGCCCTTTATATTGGTGGACCAGCACGTTATGTGGATCGTCCGTTTGAAGATGGTACTGGATATATTTTGGGTTGGTTTTACCCTCCTTACGATAATACACCGGTGCAAGAAATAGAACCAAGTGCTCCAGTGGTTGCACAGTCAGATGGTACTTATGTAGTTAACCCTGAAACAGGTACTTTTACCGTTCGTGTTGCTGCTTTAAATGTCCGTTCTGCACCTCGTCTAGATGCAGAAATTGTGGCAACTTATGGTGAAAACATGGAATTTAACTATGATGGTTGGATTGACTCAGACGGCTATATTTGGGTAACATATATCAGTGTGACTGGTGTTAGACGATACGTTGCGGTCGGAAACTCACAAAATGGCCGACGTGTGACTAATTTTGGTACTTTTAGATAGGAGGTAAAGCTCCTTAAGATAAGACAAATGCCCTCGCTTTGCGGGGGCTGTTTTTGTTATTAATAGTGAATGCAACAAAATTTTTACAATATATTGTGTTAAAAAATGTATTTTTATATAAAATCATTCAATATGTTGTGTTCGCTTGAATTTATAAGTTTCAAGACACGATCTTGTGTCTTGACATTATTTTTAAAAAAAGTATAATTATCTTAACAAGACAAACCCCCCATTCCTTTAAAGGCAGATACGTTCTGATATGGGGCTTTTTTTATATCGTTAGGAGAGTTATGAAACAACCTTTAGCTTTGACATGGGAAGATCAAATTAGGTTATTTGAAAAACGTGGATTAATTGTTAAAGCTGATGATGTAGAGAAAATCAAACACATCAGTTATTATAGAATTAAAGAATTTGCAAAACCACTTGAAATAAAGCGACAAGATGGTGAGGAGAAAGATATTTTATATGATAATATTGAGTTTGCAGAAGTTTTGGCAAGATATTATCAGGATAAAAACTTAAGAATCTATCTACTGCACGCTATTGAAAAAATTGAAGTGTCTATTAAAACAAAAATTTCTTTTGTTTTGGGGGATAGATACGGAGCATTTGGATATTTAAATTTCTCTTCATGGGCTAATAGGAATAAGTTTACAAAATATGATATTGAAAAAAGACAATTTAGGATTAAAAAGAATTTATTGAATACTGTAAGAAAATCTCAACTAACTGAGTTACAAAAATCAATTAACCTTGATCCAGATGGATTCCCAACAGTGTGGCTTGCTATTGATTTATTGATGTTTGGTGACATCGTTTCAATCTTAACAATCATGAGCGAGAAGAATATTAAACAGATTTGTCAATATTACAGTTGTACACCAGAAGAACTTGTTTCGTGGCTTAAATGTTTGAATTTCATAAGAAATGTATGTGCTCATAATTCAAATGTACTGGATATTCAAATCACAACAAAGCCTAAACTTCGTTCAGAATGGAGAAATTATATTGATACAGTAAAAATTAAACATAACGTGACTAAACCTTCTAATAAGTTATCCGTTATTATTGCTATTGTAGTCTATCTTGTAAATACTATTAACTCCAAATATCAATGGAGAAAAATACAGTCTAGTTTGAAGGCTCTTTGTAAAGAAGATGACAGTAGGGCAAAGCTTTTAGGTTTTAAAGATTATGATTCTGTTAAGGCAATGATTAATGGAATAAAGTGCACTGCTTTTACAAATTCAAAAAAATAGAAATTTTTAGCAAGAACTGCCTGACACTAGCGGCTCTTGCTTTTTTATTTGTTGTGTGCTAATATATATTCATAATCCTAAATCTTTCATAAAAGCTAATTTTCCCCAGTCCATGCGGCTGGTTTTTTTGTTTGCTTATAGATGCTCAAAGTGTTACCATAGAATAAAATAAAGGAGGCATATTATGTCAGAAGAAAAACTAAAAGCAAAAGTTGAACAAGCTTCAGGTAGCCTTAAAGAAGGTGCAGGAAAGCTAACTGGTGATAAAGAGTTAGAGGCAAAAGGATTTGTTGAAAAAACAATTGCCAAAGGTAAAGAACTAGCAGATGATGCTAAAGAAGCAGTTGAAGGGGCAGTAGATGCTGTCAAAGAAAAACTGAAATAAAAAAACCAACCACTCAGATTAATTTCTGGGCGGTTGTTTTTTATAGTGCAGTCAATTTATGTTAAGCGGCTTCTTCAAACTCTTCGGTTTCTACGTTACTATCTTCTTCGTTTTGAGTTGAATCTAGCATCATTCCTGTTTGGTAATCCAATTCAGCTAAAGGAGATACGTTGTCTAGTGTAACTGATGTTACGCCGTAGTTATCTACACTTTCTTTTTCACCACCTAACTTAATTTGAAGTAGATTTCCATCTTCATCAATTCCAACATATTGTAGAATTACTTGGCGAGGGACTAACTCATTTTCATGATAAATGGGAGTAACTTTATAGTCTAGCCAGAAGTTAGGATGTAAAGCTAACCAACTGTCTAATCTGTTTTCGTAATAGAGCATTCCTAAAGGATTTCTGTCACTAAAACCGGTATTAAGGTATTTTGTCATTGTAACTAGATTTTTAGGTTCGTCATTTAAACCACTAAATTGGTAGCCAACCAGATGGCCGCGATCCATTAACCAAGTTGTTTTCCCATTAGCATCAGTCAGCTTGTAGTTATGCCAGCCTGGAGGATTGAATTTAAGTCCTTTTCGCTGAATTTTAGGCTCATCCTGATCTTTAAGCTGTATGTGTGCGAAGGTTGGTCTTCGCAGATTATCAAGGTCACCCAAAACTAATTTGTAGCTACCAGTAAATGGCAAGATTCCAGGTGCTTCAGTCGCCTTCGTTCCTGACAAAATCTCCGTGGTAGTAGGGAAATTTCTAATTTTTTTGGCTGCCGTGGCAGTACTTGTTGTGAAAGTGGTTATTATAGCTATTAAAATGACAGCTAAACCTTGCCAAATACGACGATTTGCTTTAGACATATCCATGTCCTCCTTTTATTATTTACAGGTTAATTATATCACTTTAAATTAAAAAAACTTAAAATTAATAAAATTAATTTATCAATAATATTACGCTAAAATTTCTTTTTATTTAATATTCGCTAACAATCAATATTTTAGTTTGTAACAAAAAAGATGTTAATTAAATTTAAACGACCTTTAAATTTAATTATATTATTTCCTGTAAAATACGAATAAATAAGTAGGAGGGTAAAAATGCTAACATACGACGAGTTTAAACAAGCGATTGACCGTGGATATATCACAGGAGACACAGTTATGATCGTGCGTAAAAACGGACAGATTTTTGATTATGTTTTGCCACATGAGAAAGTAAAAAATGGAGAAGTTGTGACCGAGGAGATAGTGGAAGAAGTGATGGTGGAATTAGACAAATAA